GTTTTTTGGGGATTGGGGGTTTAATAACTTTTGGTTTTGTAGGTTGTTTCAAGCCTGATAATTGGTTTTCAATCTGATTAATCCGTTCTGTTCTTTTTAAAACTTTATTCTCAATAGTTCTTGATAATTTTATTTCTTCTGGCGTTGCCACTCTTACTTTATAACTTGGTTCTGACAAGGTTTCAATAAAATTCTTGGTTTGATTTACATTTTTTACTTTGCCTAAAATTGTTTTAGTCAATGCTCCCGCTCCGATTGAAAGTGCTGTTGCTCCCGCTCCCAATAATGCTCCCGCTCCTGTGCTAATCCCAGCACCCATTGCTATTTGTTTCGGTGTTCCGCCTGCGGCTGCTGTTCCTGTTGCTCCAAATCCTGCGCCATAACCAATCCCAGCCCCAGCGCCTCTTGCTACTTTACCAGCGAAAGAAATGCCCTTAGCCGCCTTACCGGCAATACCAAGAAAAGGAAGTGCTGATAATGCGGTAAAACCAATCTCACCAGCCACTTGCGTTGGTGTTTTTTTAAACGATGGGGCGACTTCTTTTAATTTTTCTTGGTCGCCTTTAACATACTGATATTCTTTTGTCATCGGGAATAAAACCTGTTCACCAATCGTTCTGCCAAGTCCGGCAATCGGCCCGATAAACATATTCTCTTCCAGTTTTTCTTGTAAGGTCTTACCCTTTTTAGGAATTATAGCCTTACCACCAGTTTTTTTAAAAGAAACACCGCCAGTTTTAACTGGCGCAGTGCTTGTCGCTGTTTTAGTCCTTACAAAACTAATAGACATAATTATTCATTAGTAACTGTTTGATTTTCAAAATCTACTCGGCCAATAGTTTTATTCAAGCCACGGGTATCAACAATTCTGCCATCGCTTTTAATTTTAATTTTGCCAGTCGCCTGAAGTGCGGCCATAAAGCCATTAAAGTCTCCACCAGCATCCAAAGCAAGTTGTGCCAATTGTTCTACATTAGGATTTTGCTGTGATAATAAACTGCCAAAGCCTTTTTTAGGATCAACCGCTTGATTTAATAAATCAATATTAGATTGATTGCCACCCACTCCAGCAATTTCCGTGCTTTCGCCTGTATCAGGATCAAAAGCGTAAGCCTTATTACCAACAGTCTTAAACTGGTAGCTTTTACCACCAGATTTAACTGGCACGCTGACAATTTCTTTTGTTTGCGGATTGATAACTTTTCCAAAAACTGCAAGAAAATCTCTCATCTTTTGATATTCATCTTCACTTTTAGCATCCTGTGCTTCTTTAGCCGCAGTTAATTTATCTTCTACTTCCTTATTGGCCGCGATTAATTCATTTCTTGAAACATCATAACCAGATGATAAAAGTTCTATATTGGCCTGCATTCGTTCATAAGCATTATTTAATTCCTCATCTGCTATATCAAATTGACTGGTTAAAGAAGCTTTTTTAGTATCAATTTTAGCCGTCTTCATACTCTCAAGATTGATTCTTCTCGCGATTGCTTCATTTAATCGTGAAGCGGCCGTGCCCAGAGCATTCCAATCACCAGATTGTCGTGCCTGTTCTAAGGCATTTCTTAAATTTGCAATATCGGTGGTATTTGCCTGAAGTGAAGGTAAAAATTCATTTCTAATTAAACTTTCTGAAATATCCATTTCTTGTTTAGCCGCTCGTCTGGCTTCGGTAAGTCCTGGAATATTAAATTTTTCTTCTTCGCTTTTCATTATTTCCTGTAACTTTTGATACGCATTTTTTTCATATTCAGTCCCTGCCAATTTTTCTAAGAAACTAATGGGTTTTTCAATCGCTGGCTGAGGAGTTGGCACAAATTTATTAATCGTTGGTTGTTGTCCTGCTCCAGTTGCGACTTGCTGTCTGGCAACATTTGCCATATTTTGTCCAGCAGGAATTTGTGGTTGTTTTGCTTGAGCTATTGGCAAATTTACTTGATTAACTGGTTGGATAGGTAAATTAGCAGGATTTAATGGAAGTCCTGGAAGATTTTTTTTTCTCCAAGCAGTGCCAGTCAACGGCTCAAGCATACCACCTAAAATTTGAGTGCCTGCCGCACCAGTTTGATAAAAACGACTTGCTATATTACTTGTTCCCTTTTTTAATCCTTGCCAAAATGAAGGTAAAATTCCTTGCATATATTTTTATTATTAATAATTCGGATAATTTTGTATCGCCGCTGCTCCCTGTTGCTGATAGGGAGATGAAAATTGTAACTGACTCATCTGCTGTCCTAATTGATTTGATCTTTGTTGAAAATCCAGATTAGCGACATTCTGCTGAAACTGCATCTCGGCTTCTTTAAGCATCCTTTCATAACCCCTTAAAATTTCATTCCGCTTATAACCCCGTTCCTCTTGAAATTCAGTCCGTCCCTGCTTTTGAATGCCAGATTTATAAAGACCTCTTGTTTGATAACCTTCCTGCAATCGGTTTAATGCTTGTTGATAAGTTTTCTGCTCATAGGGCTTAAAAGCCTCAATATCGGCGTTAATCGCATTACGATAGGCCCGATAACTGCTATTAAGAAAATTAACATCACTCTGCCATTGCTCATTTTCTAAACCAGCATATTGACCAAGCAGATTGGTATATTGCTGGGTATAAATATCGGGTTCTTGGTAAGTTGGAATTAAATTATTATCTGGCATAAATTTTGTAAATAATTAATTTTATAATGCCTCCCTTTTTAAAAAAGAGGCACAAAAAATCAACCACTATTTTTGTATTACGCGTAGCCATGGCGAACTGGAATTAATCTTATCCGCTTGAAATGAAATCGTAGAAGAAGTCATTGTAACTTCATTTAAAGCATATCTTCTGGTTACGGGTATGTTAGCGGCGGCCGGTAAATATTCATCATATTTTGTTGAGGTCGCTGAAGTGCCATAACGCATAAAGACGCTGTTTAAATGCGCTGAAACCTCAATAAAAGTGGTATTGGCGTTTAAATCAATACTGGTAGCGTTACCACTCGTTATGCCGTTAATCGTTCTGACCGCAAGCGAAGAAACAGCTGGCGGCAAATCTGATGTTCTGCCATTTTTATCCCTTGGCAAAGGTGTAAAAGCTCCTGTTCCCATAAATTTATTTCCTTTCTAAATTTATTTATTATTTAATTTAATCTTAATAATTTCCGTATTGGTTTTAATATCATTTAAAATTTCCAGCTTATCTTCAATCCTTTTTAAACTTTCATTGATTTCAGGGAAATGATTGCTTTTAATACTATTAACTTCTTTCTTGTTTTTTAATTGAAAATAAACAATTAAAAGAGCAAAGGCGACAATTCCCATTGGCGTAAATTCATTTAAAGTTTTAAATAATTCCATACTATTATAAGTTATTAATTTGACTAATTTGGTTGGTTAATTCCAAAACCTTGCCTTGATGAAAGGCTAATAGTTCCTGTAATTTTTCAACGGTAATTACTTCTTGTTCTTCATTACCGCTTAAAGTCTGGGAGCAAGGAATAATTTTTAGATACAAATTCTGCCCTTGACTATTCTGCTGGTTTAGATTTTGGAATTGAATTTGATTAATTGGTATTGGATTTGGCATTTTGATTATTTAATTGATTAATTTCTTTTTCATTGACAAAAATAATTTTTTTAACCAAATTTAAGAGAAATATAATAATATTTTTTTTGAATTATTCTGTTTTTTCCTCAATTAATTTAGCGAATTTGTCTAAAAAAGCAGAAGGTGTATCTTTTAAATCAAGATTGTTGAAATTCAAAGCATAAGTTTTTTGGCTTTGACTTTCGCCTTCTGGCAAAACTGATAACGAAATTGAAATATGTGCTTTCATATTTTTTTATTAATTATTAATTAATTATTTAAATTAGTTATTTTATTATTTTTTATTTCTTCAGTCATTTCTTCATTGGTTAAAAATTTCATCTTAAAATTATTAGGAATACCTAATCTTTTTTTTAATTCTTTTTCGGTTTTTATTTCTACAATATCCATATAATTAAGTAATAGTAGCAAACATTGGCATATAATAAGCAGTTGAGCCATACCAGAATTTCAGCCAGCCTGAGGAATTGCAGTTAGTTGTGCCAGCCATTAAAATTGTGCCAACGCCCGTAGAAACATTAGCAATCGAATTGGTCATCACAGTGGTTCCTGCTCCCATCGAGCCAATATCGCCAGTGGCGACTATCCCAGCCGCCGCAAAATAACCACCCGTGCCAATGCAAGTAGCCACCCCGCTTGTTCCAGATTGCTGAACAATAAATTTTGAACTCCCCCCAACTGAAAAATCCAAAATTCTTTTACTGCCTGAACCAAGAGCAGTTTCTGTTATGTTAACATATAACCCGACATAGCCAGCTGTGCCTGATTGATTAACTTTGGCATTGATTGAAAAAAATCTTTGAACTCCCGATGAACTGGTCATTTCAATATTAGCATCAGAAGTAAAGTCAAAAACGTGTCCAGAAGAGACATCAGTATTAAGAGCAAAAGTTAAAAGTCCAGCATTAGTAATTGTGGAAGCCGCAGGAAAGGCTAAGACATCAGTCGCATCAGCCGCTACTCCCAATCCTAACCTCGCAAATTGCGGAGTGGAAGTTGTAGCTAATGTCTGGTTAAGCCCGTCAAGATTTGCCCACTCAGTAGTATTTAAAGTATTAGCACCGATAGTTATTGAGGTTGCGGTTGCTGCTCCGATATTAGGAGTTACCAAAGTTGGAGTGTTGGCAAAAACCAAAGCGCCAGTGCCAGTTTCATCAGTTACAGCAGCAAGCAAATTAGCGCTTGAGGGTGTAGCTAAAAAAGTAGCGACATTAGCGCCTAAACCTGAAACACCAGTTGAAATCGGAAGCCCAGTGCAATTTGTTAAAGTGCCAGAAGTCGGTGTGCCTAAAATAGGCGTAACCAAAGTCGGCGAAGTATTAAAGACTGCCAATCCCGTGCCCGTCTCATCATTTAAAGCAGCCATAAGTCCCGCTGAATTAACCAAAGCGTTCTGTTTATTGTTAAAAGTTGACCAGTCAGTTGAGGATAGATAACCATTAGCTAAACTTGTAGCAACTGGCATTGAAATTGCTGGTGTCGTGCCACCTGATGAGACTACTGGGGCTGTTCCCGTAACCGCCGTTACATAAGTGCCAGCTGCCTGAAAAGCGGAAGCGTGAGAACCATCAAGTAAATCAGCGTTTAAGTTGGTATTTACGGTGGTAGAAGTTATGGCAAAAGGTGAAGTTCCTGTGGCTTGCGATAAAGTCAGTCTAAGAAAAGTTGGCGAAGAAGTAGTTTTAACAGCTTGGTCAAGATATGCCATCGCCACTGGGTCAGTTTCTGTAGCAATGTAATCAGTGCCAGCTACGGCAATACTTAAAACTCCAGTCGTCGTGGTGTTTTTTAGAATGCCAGTAGCGAGCACTGATAATGCCTGCTCATTGGTTAAGGTAGCATTGGGAATTTGGGTAATATAAGCAGCATCGGTAGGAGCAGCACTGCCGCTTGCCATAAAACCAGTATGTCCTGATGAAGCATAATCTAAATTAGTTAAAAGGGCGTGATTAGATGTCCCGCCAGCCGATGGATAGATATTTAAAAATTCCTTGCCTGTCCATTCTTTTAAAGTTTGATTTTCTGGGTCAAACCAAAACTGCCCTTTAGCAGGATTTTTAGGCTGTCGTATATCAATGAGCAAAATATTATTAATATTTCTTTGTAATGACGCATTATTGCCTCGTTCTGATATTGTCGGTGTAAATTCAGACATTTCATTTTATTATATTAAGCATAAATTGTGTTTTGAACGACCAGGAATGCTGTGGCCAAAGCACCGCCAGTGCCACCCGCGCCGCCAGTATTGCCAGCCGACTGGGATGCTCCGCTACCACCGCCACCGCCTGCTCCATTAGTGCCATTATTGCCATTTAAGCCATTAGCGTTTAAAACCCCATCTCTGCCTGCTCCAGCGATTGATTTACAACCACCACCGCCGCCAGAAGCCCCAGATGCTCCAGTGCCAGCCTGGGGTTGGTTGCCACCTGCCCCGCCATTGCCACCTGTGGCTGTTTTAGTCCCAGCATCAGCCGTTAAAGTATTATAAATAATTAAAGCGCTGCCAACTGCTCCGCCGCCGCCTCCCCCGCCCCCGGCATTACCTGGTCCACCATCGGAACCATTTGATCCATTTGCACCAGATATATCAATCTCGCCGCCAGCTACAAAATTAAAACTACCGCCACATTCAATTATTAAAGCACCGCCGCCTGCTCCGCCCACCCCGCCTGGCCTTCCATTACCATTGCCTCCGCCTCCGCCGCCACTGCCGCACCAGACATAAATTGCTCTTCTTATAATACTGCCATATAAAGGAGTATAAAAACTTTGGGTTAGATAAGCCGCACCAGCTGATCCAGCCGTGCCTGGAGTCGACCCTGAACCAGATGTGCCATTAACACCATAATGATTACTATCATCAAGTATGCCATAACCAGCCACGCCAGGATTTACTGCTGCTCCACCCGCTCCGCCAAAACCTTTTAAATCAATTTTTCCAGCAATCGTCACATCACCTCTGACTTTTAAATATAATACAGTCCCGCCTGTGCCTGGATTAGAAATAGTCAAAGTCGCCCCAGCTGAAATATTCAAAGAAGAATATTGTTTTATTAAAACATTGGCAGAAGCGGCATCAAGCGTGGTTGTGCCAGAAGTTACATTTAAAGCTCCATCTGAACCGTCGCCTCCAAATTTAATATTATTATGGGTATGATAAGGATTAGCATTATAACCAGGAGAGGAAACCAATAAATTCAAATTAGTTATCGTAGCGGTAGTATTCGGTGTTGCGGTAGCAAAAGCTTCCGTCCTTGTCCGATAATAAGCAGTGGTAAACATCCTACCATCATTTGTGCCGACCGCAATCGGAACAGAAGCCGAAGTCGGCGAGGTTGAAAGGTAAGTAATTCCCTTAACATCAGTATCGGCGTTAGAAGCCACGCCTGACGAAATTAACTGCTGTAAATTATACTCTGCTCCTAAATTAGCATCACGAAAAACAAGGTTATTGCCAGATTGTCCGACATAATTAGTGTTGGTCTGGCTACCAAACCTTAATAATCTTTTAGAAGATGTGGCTGTTGAAAATTCAAAAACCTTCGTGCCAGTTGAGTCTAAAATTCCAAAAGGCGCAGCGGTTTGTGAAGCCAGTTCTTGAAGCTCTAACGGCTTTTTAGCGGCTGTTGCAGCGGTAATTAACTGGTTATCAGTCGGATTAGAAATAATCGCTGTGCCTGAAATCTTGGTATTAGTAATAGCGGCCGCCGCCTTGATATTATTATTATCAATATTGCCATTAAATTCATTATAAATTGTATCTAAATCATCATTAACTTCTGATGATTTGATTGTGGTATTTGCCGCATAAGAATTTGGTCGGGTTATTTGTGCCATATTTTTATATTAAATTATTACTTAACTTTTTAAAATATTCAATCCAATAATTTCTGTTAAAGTTTGTTTTTGTATGGCAACTATGACATAGAGTAATTAGATTTTCAGGATTACAATTTAATTTATTATAATCTATATGATGACAATAAATTGATGGTTCTTTTCCGCAAATTTGGCAAGTATATTTATCCCGTTCTCTGATACTTCGTTTTAATGTTTTAGTCCAATCTACTGGATATGGGTTAAACGATATGCCACCCTTCCAATGTGGATGATTTTTACCTTTCCAATTTATTGAATTTTTTGGTTGTTTACCTTTATGGGCTAAACTCATTTTCTTTTTAGTTTTTTCTGTATGTTTACTACCTAATTTTTTAAATCTTATTTTATTTTTAGTTTCTTCATTATGATACTTACCCAATCTTTTTTTATTGCCTTTTTGGGCTTCACTAATTTTCTTTCGAGTTTCTAAACTAAAAATTCCTTTTTTATCTTTATTCCAAGGTCTATGTATATGTTTATAAATCCCTTTTGGCATACTATTTCACTTTTTTTTGTAAAAAACTTATCTCGTATTTATAAAGACTGACTTGATTTGTCGTATTATTAGTAAATCTTAATTTGATATTCCGTCCTTTCTCGCCAATCCTGAATTTCTCAATCAGATTATCCGCTCCTGCCCAAATTGAGACATCCCACTCAGCCGTGTCCCATAAAGCTCCCGCTCCGCCAATATCCATATTACCAACTAATGAAAATCCCGCATTATCCACTTCTGATTTTATATTAACATTGGTTGAGGTTGTAATTCCTGCGGCTTCCACGAATAAATCCTTGTGTTTCTTACGCATTCCGATGCTTCCCAAATCCCATTCTTTGGTATCTAACTGCCAGTTAATTGTGGCCGTATCATCGTTATAAGTGCCATTTTCCAAACGATAAACCTTAACTGTATTATCCTTGGTCGCATAATTATTACCGCCATAAAGCGTATAAGCGTTATAACCCAAAGTATCTATTCCCGCCCAAGCGCCGAATTTTAAATCATAAACCAAGGTTCGGTTATTGCCAGTCGCCGCAGAAGTCGCTGGATAAGACAGATAATATTTATCATCAAAGACATTGGCTTTCGCATTCACCATTAAGGCTAAAGAAGTGTCTAATTGATTTTCAATCGGTCTGCCTATTGGCAGATTATCCTGTCCGTTAAAAGCATAGACTCCTGCCTTATCCAAAGAAATACTGATGCCTTTCCAGCTCTTAACGCTGTCCGGGGCCATACAACCGTGCTTATGATCTCTAATATCAAAAGCGTAAGTATCTACGGAATTACCAGTTAGAATTCCAGTCTTATAATCCTTATAAATAGCCAGTCCCAGAGTGGTAATTCCTAAGGCTTGTAAAAACTGCCCATCACCAGCATCTATTTGGATATAATTATTATCGGGAAAACTCTCAAAATTAGAAATATCTGAAAACCATAATTTGGAACTATTCTTGGTAAATCCCCAAACCCGTCCATTCCAAACTAAAGCGAAAATAAGATTAGGGATAAGCGGTAAATCAAATCTGGTGCTTTTGGTGGCGGTAATAGTCTTAACCTTAAATGGCGTATCCGAACCGTTATAAACCATTGCCTGAGGGGCAGTCTCATAAATTGTAAAATCCGAAGGGGCAATCGGGGTATTATTCCATTGGCCGTAAATCGTCAGTTCGTTTCTGGTATTGGAAGCAATCACCTTTTCCTCGCCAGTTGAACCGCCAGTAGTCATTTTAACCACTTTGTCGGCAAGAGAATTGGTTGTCCAGCCACCACCGCCATAAGTCAAAGTATTAACCGTGGCGTCAGTTATTGTGCCTGATCCAGAAGTTGCGATGGTATCAGTCGGCCCGTCAAAGATTATTGCCCGTGAATACTTGGTGGAAACAGTGGTAAAAGCCGTGGTAAAAGCACTGCCGTTGTATTCTTTCCAAATGCCATTTTGACATCTGTATAAATGCTCGGCTGTTGAAGTGGAGAAAAAGGAAAATAAGCCGGAAATCGTCGCAGTTGAAGTTTCACCAGCCACTAATGGCGCTGACCCATATCTTTTTTTGGCAATACCCCGTTCAGAAATCCTGTTATTATAAGCCAGAGAAAATTCATTATCATTTAAAGATGCGGGATTATCTCGGGTATTCATTCCACCAGAAAAATCCCTTTGAAAAAATGTTTGGACTGGTTCACTCATTTTAATTTATGTTAAATCACTAATTCTAAAACGATTTGCCTCATCTAAAAATTCATCGGTCTCGCCCTGTTGAATAGCTTCTGACATTTGTTTTTCGCCCTCTTCTTGCTTCATAATCCTGATTTTCGCTTCAACCTTTTGCCAATACTGATTAGCGTTGCCAAATTCCTCGTCTTTTTCCCAAGCCGCCGCCGTCACCCAATCCTCAACTATATGCGCCCATCTTTTCGGTATTACATTATCAGGCGTCGCGTCATCAGTAAAATTAGTCGGTTCCTTTTTATATTTGCCTTTAAAAACTCCGACTGCTCTGGGATATATTCTAATCTGTCCGCCATAAACATTATAAGCATAAGGCGTGCCAATGGTTGCCGAAGTATAATTTAATTGCTCCCATTTTTCGTCTAAAACAAAAGACAACGGCCGGGTATAGCTTGTGCCGTCTGACCAAGCTGCTGAAAGCAGTTTATTAAAATCAGACGGCTTATTAACTACATTAGTTGCCGTTGTCGTTGAGGTGGTATATGTATCTTCTAAAAATGAATAAAAATAACGATTAGCAATATCTTGCCTCGCTTCTTCAATTTTTGTGTTTAAATAAGTATTAGACCAAGTTTTTTCGCTTTGATCATCAAGATTATCTCTGATTGCTTGGCGATATTCACTCCTTGTCTTATTAGCCATTTAGCGCTCAACCATCTGACCCCCTTTGTTCCAGTCAAATATTTATTGTTTGTATTCTCCGGAGGATTAAAGAGAATGGCAATAAATATTTTCCTGGAATCACTTAAGTAAACTATTTAAGCGCTTCCTCTAAGACTTTTTTCCTTCCTCTTTTGGCGACTGGCGCTGTTTCCTTTACAACCTCAGTCGCAGGAAGTATTTTATTTTTTACCTCGGCAGTTTTTTCTTCAGCCGAGTCGCCGCTAATAATCCCATCTATAATTAACATTTTTCGGATAGTTTCTTTATCCTGTAAGCTGTAAGGTTTTCTTTGTAAGGATAAATATTCCTGTTGCTGTTCAGCTAATTTTTCTTTACCGCCTAAACGACGATATAAATCTTCAAGTTCGCCGCTTCTTTTTTGCTTGATAATAACTTCGGCAATTCTTATCGCTCCCATATGAGCAATCGGCTCCTGGCAATATAAGAAACTTTTGGCCGGTATCACAAATGGTTTGCTGTTAACCGTAAAAGTAAAATCTTCATTAAAAGGATTTAAAAGTGTGCATTGCTTGGAGGCATCCAAGTCTGGTTTGACTTTTTTTATATCTATTAAATCCGCCATATTTTTTTGATTAAATTAATTATTTTTTGCTGCTTTTCTTTATTGTAATAAGAATAGGTCGGAAGATAAAGCCCGATTTGCGATAATTTCTCAGATATTGGGTATCTATCTTTATTATAATATATCGGCTGTAAATGGCAAGGGATAAACCAAGTTCTGGTTTCAATCCCGACCTTAGCTAACTTTTCTCTGAATTCATCTCTGTTTTTAATTCTCGCTCCAGCCATCCAGCAGACATCTTCTTTACTATATCGTTCAACTTTTATATCCAATTCTTCAAGTTTTTGATAACCCAATGCCCATTGACGCCTTGACTCGATGTATTCTTTCATTTTTTCAGTTTGGGCCAATCCAAGAGCCCCCTCTAAATTGCTCATACGGCCATTTATAGCAAATTCCTTATGCCAGAAGTGTCTTTCCCTACTAAAGGCATAATCTCGCAAATTTGAGGCCGTGAGAGCGATTTCTTGGCTATTGGTGGTAATTATCCCGCCTTCCCCTGAAGTCACTATCTTATTGGCGTAAAAAGAGAAGGCAGCAGCATTGCCTAAACTTCCCGCCTTTCGACCTTTATAACACGCTCCGTGCGCCTCGGCAGCGTCTTCTAAAACAAATAAATCATATTTTCTTGCCAAGTCATTAATAAAATCCATTTCACATACTTTACCATAAATATGAACAGGCACAATCCCTTTAGTTTTAAGAGTGATTTTTTCTTCAATTAATTTTTCATCAATATTTCCGTCTTCTTTACAATCGACAAATATCGGTTTTGCTCCGCATAATCTAATAGCGTTGGGGGTAGCTATCATTGTAAAAGTCGGACAGATTATCTCATCGCCCTCTCTTACTCCCAGAGCTCTTAAGGCAAGGTATAGGGCGGTAAAACCTGATGAGGTGGCTACGCCATATTGGCAACCAACTCGTCTGGCAAATTCCTTAGCAAATAATTTAACATACTTTCCTTGTGAAGAAATCTCGTTATTTACCAAAGCATCATTGACATACTTGCTTTCATTACCAGACAGATAAGGTTCTGAAACAGGAAACCATTCGCCTGTTTTATCAACCTTTGGATCATTATTTTTTAAAAAGTTTTCCGTAATCATTATATTTATTTGTTTTTAAATAATACTCATCGGCTTTAACCATTAGTTTAACCAAGTGTGAAAAATCGGTTTTAGCTTTCCATTTTAATTCTTTTTCCGCCTTTTCTGGATTGCCCCATAAATAATTGACTTCATTCGGTCTGAAATATTGCTTATTGATTTTAATATATTTTCTAAAATCATTAATACCGACTTGTCTAAAAGCTAAATCTAAAAATTCTTTTATATTATGAGTTTTGCCAGTCGCGATAATATAATCATTCGGTTTTTTCTGCTGAAGCATCAGCCACATTGCCTCGACATATTCAGGGGCATATCCCCAATCACGATAAGTATTAATATTCCCTAATTCTAAGTATTTTAATTTATTTTGCTTGATTAAATTAACTCCCAAAGTAATTTTACGGCTGACAAAATTTTCGCCGCGTCTTGGTGATTCATGATTAAATAAAATGCCGCAACTAATAAACATCCCGTAAGCCTCTCGATAAATCCGACAAATATTGTGGGCATAAAGTTTAGCTGCCCCATAAGGGCTTTGCGGATTAAATTCTGTTGTTTCGTCTATCAATTTATTTTCAATTTTACCATCATATAATTCTGAGGTTGAGGCCTGATAAATTTTGCATTTAAGTTTTAATATTCTTATTGCTTCAAGCAGAGTTAAAACCCCAAAACCGGTAGCTTGAGCAGTATAAGAAGGTATTTCGTAACTAATACCAACGTGTGATTGGGCAGCTAAATTATAAACTTCATCTGGCTTTGATATAGTAAGAGCATCGATCAAAGAAGTCATATCAGTCATATCGCCATAAATCATATGCAAATGATTTTCTTTGTGATAATTGTAAATCGGGTCAATTCTTTGGCGGTTAAGCGTAGAGCTACGTCTGATTAATCCCCAAACTTCATAGCCTTTTGCTAATAATAATTCAATTAAATAACTGGCATCCTGACCAGTTGCCCCGGTAATAAATGCTCGTTTCATAATAAAATTTTAAATAATTTTTCGTATTTCGGTTTCATCACTTCCCACGACCTTTTCTCGGCAATTTCCCTTGCCTGATGAGACAATTTTTTTAAATCCTGATTTTTAAACCATTCAAATTTAACTAAAGCATCATCAATATCAATTTTTCTAACCTCGATAAATTTACCATAACTGATATTGTTCGGAGTAATCGTTTTAATCTGCCATTCCTTTGGTATTAATCCCGTCCAAGCTATTAAATCAGAAGTCATTACCGGAAGTCCTGAGGCCAAAGCTTCTTGAATTGGCAGACAAAGACCGTTAAACCGACAGGGGAAAAAGAACAAATCGCCCCAAGAGTAGAGATTATCAAAATCAATCTCGCCAGCTTCTAAAGTTATTCTTTTATCCGATTTGTCGTAAGCGAATAAATTGTGCTCCTCCTGCCCTCTTATCTTAAGTTCAATATCGTCATTTATATATCTACGCATAAACTTAATCACTTCAGTTGTGCCGTTTCTGCCTTGAAAACCCATATAACCGGCATTATGCAGAATTTTTCTTATTTTACCGCTTCGTTCAATAAATTTAATCCGTTCAGTATCTATTGGTATCGGCAGATAAATTTTATTTTTCAAACTGATTTCTTGTAAATCTGGCAAAGAACAGGAGATAAAGACATCAACATCCTTCCAAAACCATTGATTATCCTGCATACATTCATACATCGTCACGCAAATGGTTGGCTTTTTAAATTGCTTGAAAATCGAATAAGCATTGGGATTAAACGGCGTTTCAAAAGTAAGAAGCAAATCAGATTCTCTCGCCAAAGCCGTTATTTCCTCATTGGTTGGAATACCGGTGCAATATACTGCATTTTTAAATTTAGTCTTATCCTGCCCTTTAATGTGGTTAAGCACTAAAATATTGCAGTCAAAATGATTGTAAAAATCATCAGCCAGTCTGCCTAATCCACTCTCATTACTTAATCCAATTATTCCTATCACCATTTTCGTTTAAATTAATCATCTTAATCCCATTGATGTAATCCTCCAAAGAATACATCTCGGTTGGTTTCAATATATCCTTATCCACGATTTTACTGCCGAAGAAAATATTGTTGTGAAATTCGATATAGCCGTCAACCATTATTTTTTCTATTTCCAAACTCGCTTTATGAAATAAATCCATCCAGATAAAAATAGGAAAACAGGAATAATGATACCATTCGCGCTGTTTCCTTAAACCCCCCGAGGTCGCCAGACAAAACTTGCCATTAATTTTTAATACCCGATTAATTTCGCAAGCCACGACATAAGGGGCAATAGCGTGTTCCAAAGTTTCTTTAGAATAAACAAAATCAAATTCTTTATCTGGAAACGGCAATTCGTGCATATCGCCGATAATCAATTTGTCGCTGGTTTTTTCCTTCTCTAAATAAACCAAACCTTTAACTTCAGAAAATCCTAACTGTTCTGCCACTTCTATCTCATAGCCATCGCCCGCCCCGATAATTAATAACTTTCCGTGTCTTAAATCTTCAGGGATTAAATTCAAATACTGCCAAGCCTCTTTTTTCTTTTCTTCATCTTGAGAAGTTAAGGAAGCGGGATTATCCGCCCCGACCATATATTTAGTTAAATCAAGCATCTGTTTTAAATAATTTATCGCAAAGTTTTTGATATTCAGCGACATACATAAAAGCGCCGAGAGGATATAAAGGACAGAGGATTAGGGTAAAGCCGATGGCCTGATAAAATGCTTGGGCCGTCAGATTGTCCTTAGCGGTAAAACCGAATACTGAAAAATTTGGCGGATTGTCTTTAACCGCTTCCAGCATTAATTTAACCAGTTTTTTACTGATGCCTTTTTGCCTTTCGTCTTTATTGACAAAAATATCAAACAATTCCAGATTATCGCCACTGCCCAAACGATAAGCAATATAGCCTTCGGGAAGTTCGATTACTTTCATTTCCTCAAATTTTTTAAAGTGATTTTCTTCCATAGTTTTATTATCCAATTATCTTTTTTGATTGGTTCAATTAATATTTTAGGCTTTAATTTAATTTCAATTTTTTCTTTATTTAATTTTTCTCTTGTTTTATAAAATTCCTGCAGTTTCTTTATCCTTATTTTTTCTAATCGTTTTTTTTCTTTACGCTTCATTTAATTGCTTTAATCTAATTCTCAAATTTTCTGTAAATAAATCAAGGTTATGATTTTTCAACAATCGCTCTCTGGCTCTCTCGGTGTTGCCTGAATAATTAGTATTAGCTCCCAAGAAATCAAGGGGTTTAAAATTTAAACTTTCAATAGCTTCTTTATATCTCTCATAATTATCCCACTTAAAATACTGGATTTCATTGCCCCAGATCTCTTTGCCGCCCTCAATACAATCACTCATTAAAATTGGTTTGCCTAAATAAGCCGCCTCCATTGCCGACATTGTTCCTTGGCTTTCCTCCAAAGAACTGACGACCAAAAATTTACAGCCAGCCAGTATTTTTTTATATTCTTCTCTTGAATACTTGTCAGGGTGGCAGGAATAAAACGGGATTTTTAACTCTTTACAAGCCTTTTCAAACCAGTCAAATCTTTTATAGTCGTCCCGCCTTGAAGCTTGAACCGCATAATCGCCAGTAGTAATTTTAACATCCTGCCACTCTTCGGTCGGGAAAAAACAAGGCAGAACATAAGAGTGTAAATCCCATCGCTGTTTTAAATCCTGCGAAACATCATAAGTCGGTGTCCAAATATCAGTTGAGGCTTCAAGCAAAAACTTATAAGCTTTCCAGTGGTCATTTTCGTAATCCTGAAAACTATATAAATCCCAAAGATAATTAATAACTTTGGCTTTCCTGTTAATCATCAAATATTCATTTAATTTAGGCATTTGGCTGTCAGACCAGCAAACAATCAAATCACTTCTGGCTTTAGAATTAATCAAAATATTGTGTTCTTTAATATTCTCTTGAACCTTTTTTAATCCTTCCATTAGCCAATTTTCGGGAGTGAGAAAATTAATTACGCTCATATGCTTAAATAATATCTTTGATTATTTATTTCAATATAAGGCAATTCTTTATGGGGGAAATAAAATGCCCTAATATATAATGGCCATTCTGCTATTGGCCGATTAGTCAGATTAAGCGCTTCTCTTAACATCTCCCGTGAATAAACCTTACCTTTGCTTAAATCCTGTTTTTTAGCTTTTAAACCAATATTTTTCTTTACTATCTTGATAAAATAACTTTCAAATAATTCTAAAATTGCCTGATTGCTTTTCTGCCAGACATTATAACCAGTATCGGTATCTTCAATTTTAAAATACTTGTAATCAATTATATCGCCGCTATCAATTCCTTCATCTATTTTATGTAGGGTAATTCCGCCCATTTTACAACCTTCAATTATCGCCCAAGAGCAAGCGCCACAACCCCTGAAATTGGGCAGATAGCCAGGATGGAAGTTATAACAACCCAAAGGCACGCTATCAATGAATTCTTTAAAAATCAGTTTGTCATACAAAACACTGATAAAAATATCAGGATTTTCATTAACAAATTCAATATCTGTATTTTCTGCCAATTTTTCAGCAATAACTTTAATTTGTTTTCCCAATGGCCTTGATGAGGCGATTTGTATTTTCATAAAGCATAAGTTGAATAAATATGCCGCATCATCGATCTGACGCGATTATTATAACTTAATTTGCCGCAAACTAACTCTCGACCTTTATTTTGCATCTCTTTTCTCGCCAGTTCTGGCATAGTAAGCGCCTCATCTATCTTCTTAAACATATGATCTAAATTACCAATTTCATAACCGATAAAATATTCATCAAATAGAAAATTACCATCCTTGCCAAATTCATTCCAAAAATCTTTATCCTGAATATAGGGATGAACCAATAACGCTCCGCAAGATAATAATTCATAAATCCGATTAGACCAGTAATCTTTATAAGTCTTAATTTTATCACCATCGCGGTAAGTCAGAACATCAGCCAGAACCACAGGGACAGAAGCGCATAAATCAGCCAGTTGCTGCCCCCTGAATTGATACATATCTTTTGTTCCACCAATAATAAGCTTATAGCGTTTATCAACTGCCTCCAGCATCTTTTTTCGTTCATCAGTATAAAGCGCTCCTAAAAACGCCACCTGATATTGCTGAAATTCCCTTTTAACCCTGCCATAATACGGTTTCATTCCGCCTTGCCGTAAAATCTTATAAGGCGTTTTAAACTTATTATAATGCTCTTTAGCACTACCATCGGTTATGAAATAAATATCAACTAATGGGATTATTCTATCCATCCACTCCGCCCGTTCGGGCCTGAAATCATACATCTTATCAAATAACCAAAAAGCCTTTTTGCCCTTAAAATTATTTAATAAAAATTCCAATCCCTCTACTCCATCCTTTACTCTGCCTTTAGCGAATAAAAGCAAGTCATAGCCCTCGGATAATTCTAAGTGTTGTTTTGAAGTCAGCATATCTTCCTGAACCGCAGTTACATCATAACCCTGAGACAAAAGACATTCAAAAATATACTGCTCGGTGGAATACTTATTATCAAAATTGCCGATATAATAAATGGTCATCGTTTATAATAATTATAATAATCTTCACTGCCGACCGTTTTGCCAGCGCCGATATGACCGACTTCGTGAGTGGTATCAATGGCAATCTTAGCCCCGAATTCCGCCCGAGCCCGATGACATAGATAAATATCGCTGCCTCGATATAAATCATCAACCAGACACCACGGCGGCGACATTTGTTCTAATAACCTGCCTCTGATTATTACCGCGCCAAATCCCACCGCATCGCATTCAACTAATCCTTTTTTGTCTCTGTTAACATCGATTACCGATAAAGTGCCTTGTTGCCAGATATAACCGACTGGCGTATATGGCTCGCCCCTTTTAAAAGCCAGCATGCCTAAAATATCCAATTCCAAAAAATCTTCCATTACATTAATCATATGAACGAAAGTATCGGGATTTAACACCATGTCGTCATCAACCATAATCAAATAATCACTGTCATACTCCAAAGCCTGTTCGATTATTATGTTTCTGGCGTGATGATTTTGGGTGCGGGGAATTAAGTGTAAAAAGATTTTTAAATTATTATTTTCATCACCGAAACTAATCTGAATTTTTTCACAATCAGCAATCTTGCCATATTCATCAACCTTAGTCTTAATATGATAAATATCGGCAATTTGATGATAATTAAGGACATTCCAGGCTGACATAAAGGAACTAAAAAATTCTGGCGCTAAACCAGAAAAACAAGGTATGCCTATAGAAATTCTTAAATTCTTAGTTGTTTTTATTTTCTCCTCCATAAATTAATATCCTATTGACTGCCTCCCGAGACGAGAGGCAGACCAATAATTTATTAAACTACATAAATTATTTTAGAAGTAGCAGATATTACATATCCAGCCGCCATTGCCGCAGAACTTCCAACGCCCTGATTGGATGAATAAGCCGCTCTGACTAAACCAGACCTACCGCCCGTGCTATCAAATCCTACCGGAACACCATCAGCCAAAGTTGTTGAGCCAGTCGCCACATAAGCCGAAGTATGAATTCCATAAACTCTCATTAATCCCGTAGAACCACTGGCAACATTTTCCAGCATAAATCCATCAGTATCGGTGAATTTCACATTAGTAGTGGTTGCGGTAGTAATATAACCGCACAAAGTATCTCTGGCCACTTTATCGGAAGAAGCATCGGAAACTGCATAATAATCAATCGCCACATAATCGCCAATTCCTAAAGTAACGGCGCTGTTATTGTAAACAATTCTATCAATTGAGCCATCTTCATTAATACTTCTGCCGCCCGCCACGCTATCATAAATCATAATTTTGCCCTTTTACTCCTCCTTATTTAACTTACTCGCTTAATGACCCATCGCAAACCAATTAAGATATTTAGTCGCTGTTGGATCACTAAATGTTGCGTCAATGGTTGAGGTGGTATAGGTGCAGAAAGCTCCCGCCGCATAATCTCGACCCCCGATATTCGCATAATCAATTACAAATGGACAAGCAATACTCCCTCGAGTATCACCACTGGCCAATGAAGCCGTTCCCCACGCAATTCTTTTATTACCAAAGACGCTCTTCCCTGTTGTAGTCGCACTTATTGCCATATAATTATTCCCTTTCTAATTAATAATTAAGCGGTGCAACCGACTAAGACGCCCTGCTTTCGGCACTGCAAGTCAATCAAGTTAAGATAGATTATAAGATAAGCCAATTGTCCATCCTGAGTTGACGGAACGACAAACGGCGAGGTCGCAATCCCATTTTTGTCAGTCGGATATTTAGGATGCTTTAAGGTGTAAAGTTTTAAATACTTTTCGTTCAGCATCCAAATCTTTCCACTGGCGCAATAATCGTCAGAAATAACTGGAGTCTTGCGATATTGTAATTCTGTTGAACTGCCGTCTAAAGTTGTCGGACCAGCAAATCTGACTTGTGCCTGTAAAAGAGCCTCATAAGCGCTCCACAATGTCGGAGTGGTATATATCAATGTCGGGCCGCCTTTGCCTACCTTAACTGAATCATAAGCTGTGGATAAATCTGCTAACGCAAGTGAACCGACTGAAGCGACATAATAACTTTTCCACCATGTGTAACTACTCCGTAAAATACCTGCGTAGTTATCCAAGTTAGTGCTGTCATCCACTGCCGCAATCAAACCATCAATCGCTTTAGAAAAATTACCTGTGCCATCGCCTTGAAGTCCAATTGATAATTTATCCATTAAATCAACCATTGCTTCATTAGTTTCCTGAGTAGCTAAATCCACTACCTGTTCCAAACCATTGCCATTCTTAGCCAAATCAGCATTTGATAAAACAATCGGTTGATGATATTGCTTCCAATCCAATTCGCCTCTTACTCTGGTTTGTTCCTGAGCCGAGTCTAAGACTTCAAGCCCTGAATAAGAACCGCCTTGAGTATTAAAGCGATAACGAATTGGAAAGGTTATTGTTCTTCCGCCAGTTTTTGTTTCTTGATTACTCAATAATCGTTCTAATAAAGCGTAATCTTTGATTATATTATCGGTAACTGTTGGAACAACATGCCGTCTGGTAATAGAAGAAAGCTGAGACCAATCCTTTTTTTGTTAATCTCCAATTACTTGGAGTATCGGACTATATCATCACTTTATTTTTATAAAGTGGAGGGCGCTAATTCTGGTTATTAAGTATATCGCTATACTCCAGTAGTCTCTGAACCTTCCGTCTCTGACGGCTTGGCTGCTGATTGTCCTTTTTTAAATCTCGCTCTGTATTTATCTCGGAGACAATGGCATGTCTCACAAAGCGTTATTCCATTTGACACCCTAAATCTTAATTTAGGATATTTAGCGAAAGATTTTATATGATGGGCAGTAATATATTCTTTATTTCCGCATTTACAGGTATAATTGTCTCTTTTAAAAACTGCTTCTCGCCATTTTTTATATTCTAAAGAATAATAACCTGTTTTATATGCTCTACTTATTCCACCTTTCCAGTTATTAGCTTTTTCACCAATGGGCATTAATTTTCCTTTATTCCATGGGGTATGACCTTTTTTAAAATGTGTTTTTCCAGTGTTTAATTGTTTATGCCCATTTTTAAATTCTGTTTTAATAGAATTATGTTTTCCTTTTTGAGCCAATGCTACTTTTTTATTCCAATCTTCCGTATGAATAATTTTTTTATTACTTTCGCTAATCTTTTTTTTAGTTATTTCTGATAAATGTTTCATATAGTTTGTCTAACTATATTTCACACTTGTTTCCAATCTGTGTCAAATTTAGGATTTCCAGCAATTCACCCTCTTTTAATTTACCAATTAGGTCTTAGTAAATGCCATTTTATTTAACTTTCACTCCTCCTATTCTTTATTTTTCCATCCCTGAATTATTTTAGCCTTAATCACATTAAGGTTATCCCCCTTCGAAATTCCATAATCATAAGTATCCACCGTGCCGCCGCCGCCTTCGCCAGGCAAATTAGCCTTCGACTTCTTAATCATTTTTTTAGTAACGATTTCGGCGGTTTTCTCTTTGGTATTCTGCCTGTCCATTAGCCATAGATGGGCAGTCCGAAGAGACGGCAGTCTCATTTCTTTAGCAAACTTCAAAGTGGCTATTCGGTCAAACTTGTCGCCAAATTCCTCTTCGCATTCAGCGATTTGGTCTTTAACAATCTGGTCATATTTTTCCTGATTAGTCTTAATTTCAACATCCCTGTTTTGAAGAATATCTTTAACAATCCGTTCAACTTCGCTTCTGGCTTTTCGGTATTCTTCATTTTCTTGTGTTTCATTCAGCCTTTTACGGATAGCTTCTTCAACAAGATTGGGAATACTTTCATTAAGTTCTTTAACCTGTTTCTGTAATTCTCTGGCTTCTCTACGCCAATAATTAGCTTTTTTAAAAGCTGCCCGCTTATCATCTGGAATTTCGTCTTCTTCCTCTTCGGTGGTTTCCTCTGCCTTTTTTTCAGTGACAGTCTGGTCGTCTTCACCCGTTTCGGAAGTTTCGGTTTCATTTGAGGTTGAGTCTTCCTCTTCGGTGGTTTCCTCACCCGTATCTGCTACCTCATCCCCCTCCTCCGCGCCGATTTCATTTTCCAAATCGGCGATTTCTTTGTCTATAGCAGATATTTCCTCTTTTTTTTCTAACATAATATTAACCTCCTTTATAAATTATAATATTAAATGATTATTTTTTCAAATTCTTTTTAACTCGCTTGAGTATTGCTAACTTTGTTTTTTTCTTTTTTAATGGCAATCCTTTGCGTTTAGTCGAAGCAAACTTATGTAATTCTTTTTTGCCCATTTTTAAAACTCCTTTATTTTTGGCATAAAGTTTGCTGGGTTCGTGTTCCGCAATTGCCATCATCATTTGTTGTTTTTTACTTGTTGCTGGCATATATTTTTTTATTATCCAACCTCTACGGCTGGTTGTTGATTAATATTTTCTTGATTAAATTGTTCGCCTTCTTGGCCACTTTGGCTTGCCAATCTTTGCTGATGTTCTTCAATATGCTGTCTCAACACTCTGGCGATTTCTGGTCGTTCCTGAATTTCTGGCCTTTGAGTAAGCTGCAAGTGAACCATCAAATGCTTTTTATCATCATCGGCTTCATTGACATTAATCTGTTTTCCAGATAATAGCATTTCATTCTCTTTATCGGCCAAAACTAATTCTGCATCTTCCTCCTGGCCAGGTTCGCCCATTTGTTGTTCATCAGAGACAATGCCATTTTTAATCCAATTAATCAGTCTGATTGCTTCTTTTTTCGGATCTGAATATTTAAGCTTCTCGAACATACTTTCTGGAGCGAGAAGTCTTTTAGCCGCTAAATCAATAGAAACTTCCTGCTGTAATTCTTCAGGACGAGGCATCATACTGCCAGCTTTAACCATTACCGAAGTGTTTGCCAATATATCTTCATCAGTAATCTTATCAAATTCATTTTCCCCAGGCTTTATCCCGCTTCGTCTGACATAGTGAGGCCTGGTATAAAACAATTTCATCATCTGCAACCACCACATCCCAAGTTCGGATACCCCTTGTTCAACCGCTCGGGATAACTCTCTAATTGGCACTTGCGAGGCTGATTGTAAAGCAAGGATACCGCCTCTCGTTTTATTGGTCGGATTAAACTCACCTCTGGCTTCTGATAATAACCCCATAATCCTGTCCATTAAACGCATTGAATTATCCAAGTTTCCAGCGATAACCTGACTAATTGCCTGCGGAAAAACCCATTGAGCCGCGTTGGGATTGTCTCTTAAGCCTTTAACCCTGATAACTAAATTCTGTTTGGTGATATCAATTTTTTTGACTTCTTCTTGGGTAAAAGTATCAGCATCTACCAATAAAATGCCATTTGAACCTCGAGTATTATTATTAATCTGCCTTTTTTGATCAATAATATCTTGCTGGATAGTTTTAACTTTATCAGTTACCGTTTTAGGAAAGGGCTGATCATCTTCAGGCAAGTTAAACATAACCAAAGGTTTTTTGGGCATATCAAAAACGTTGGGATTATTCTCAGGAAAATCATCTTCTTCTGTTTCTTGAAGTTCAGGAAAAAATTCAAATAACTGATTAGCGCCTTTTTCTAAGATTATATAACCGCCAGTCTTTGACTTAGCCCGATAGATATAAATATCATCTTCCAAATACATTTCTAAAATACCCAAAGAACCGCGGCCGCCGACTTCGTCTTTTTCATTCTTATCTTCTTCTTCCCACCAATTAGTCGAAGCGTGAGTAAAATATAAAATATTCTTCCACTTATCAGGATATTTAGTTCTAAACCATTTTTTGGTCTTAGAAAGCTCGATAATAACATATTCAGCTGAATCAACATCAGAAGCGCCCGGGCTTAATTTAACAAATCTCTCAGGGATATATTCAGTGCCAATCTCATCCTTAAAATAATCCCAATAAGGCATCAGATAACCCACTTGGTTTTTACACAAAGACCAGTAAATCTTCTTCATTTTCTTTGCCATCTTAACCTTATACTCCCACAGATAATCCATATTGGCCTCGATAAGAGCCGCGCTTTTTTTTGCTTTATTCAAAATTACATTTTTTTCTTCTTCGTTTTCAATATTAGACAAATCCGGAATAGTCATCGCAATAATTTTAGGATTTTGGTCAGCAAGCAACCCTACCTGAGTCCTGTAATTAGCCCAGATAAGCGGCACATCGGTCTTTGACTGATGAGCGGGGATTATATCTCTGCTTTTGCCCTGCACCCATCTTTCATTGTCTTTCCATTCCTTTATCTTTGGCGCCATCCATTTTTCCGCTTCTTTATTTCTGGCGTTAAGTTTGGTGTTTAAATCATCATCATTATCAATAATCTCGGGTTCGCCGTCTTTATTTCGTTTAGTGGCAATAAAATCATCAACTTGGTCGATTTGTTCGATATTATCTATTTCGGACATTTGTTTAATATTTCCTCCTGATATTTTAATTATAATATATTATTTATAAATAATCAAAGGGTATCCAAATCTTCGCCAGTAATTAATCTTTGTTCAATTCTATTTTCTTCCGCTTTCTGATATTGTTGTTTGGTCGTATAAGAAACACTTGATTTGACTCCCGGCCTGGCGGCTAAAATCCAACCCAAAGCGTCAATGGCGTGATTATTAATATCCTCAGCTTCTTCTGGCAGATTAAGCATTAATTCTCTAACTGATGGCTTCTTCCACTTATGTTCAATTAGCTCTTTGGGTAAAGCCTTAAGATTATCCACAATAAACAGATGAGGCGCTCCTTTTATACCAGTCCGCGGATGATAATGTTCTTTATCAATCCTAAGCCATTTATGAATTGCTTCCCTTTTTAGATTATTTGAAACTGTGCCTGGTGTTGTGACAGTGATAAGAAGCTCATTAAACTCCTCTTCGATATTTCTGCCCGTTGAGCCCCGCCTATTCTTGCACATCGGATCGATATAAGTAGTAGTGTAAATCTCGCCCTTAGACCAGTTTTTAATTACCGGCGCCGTATCTTGCACAATACCTGGCAAATAAAATTCTCGGTAAATAAAGCAGTCAAGCTGATTATCATAAGGATTGGCAATAAAACTTGCCCAAAGACACGCTGTCGGATTTCTCTCGCCATAATCGATTGACCTTTGAAGCTCGCCTTTCTTTATCTCATCAAAAGCCGGTATTAAATGAACATTGGCATTAAATTCCTTGAATATCTGAAGTTCAAATACATCCCAACTGCCTTCTAAATATCTTTTTTTCCAATCCTCGGGATGATTATCAAAACGTTTAATATAATCCTTGGGCAGATACGGATTATCGCTTGGCAAAGATTTTATAAAAATATAATCATCAAGTTTTTGGTCAATAAACCTTTCTTTTACCCAGCCGGGTTCGGGATTAGAAGCCAATAATCCGAAATAACGACAACCTTTTCGTCTTAAACGGGTAATAAACATCAGAAATATATCCTCAGCCACTTCAGTCGCCTCATCAATGGCAAATGCTCCCAGATTCATTGACTTTAATTTATCAATGTTATCGCTATCAAGTCCCGAAAATAATATCCGACTGCCATTTTTCAAAGTATATAATCCTTCTGATTTATTATAATCCCTTATTAGTTTGGCCCGGCCATTTCCAATCACTTCTTCCTGCCAGGTTAAAAGGGTGGTGGCTTTGAGTTCTGGAAGAGTTTGTCTCGCAACTACGATAAAATTATTAGGATATTCTAAAGATAATGCCAATACTTCCTCGCACAAAGCCCGTGATTTTCCTCCACCCATTGCTCCGCCATAGAGTTTATACATTTCAGAAGCTGAATGAAAATCCGCTTGCTGAGGCAGAGGCTTATAATAATCACTTGTCCTTATTATTTCGCTTTGGTCTTGGTATGTCATTAATTAATTTTATTTCGCCAGTCATTCTATTCTCAACTTTTTCTTCCCAATCCTCAATTAATTGATGCCATAACTTAACTCTGGCGGCGTCGCCTTCTGATACCGCTTTTTTATAAAATCCCGCTATCACATTTGGCGTCAATTTCTTGGCCCAAAATTTAATGCTATTTTTTAAAAGTTCCTCTTCTTCTATCTTTTTATTCCAATCGCTTAAAGTGCCTAAGTCTTTAATATTATATTTTTCCGCAAATTCAGTTTGAGTTTTTAAATTTAATAATTCTAAAACTATCTCATCTTTTATACCCAATTTCTCAAGTTCTATCATTGGTTTACCCTTTAAAAGAGCGGGTAAAGATTTCCAAAGAATATAGGTTTTAAATTCTTGTTTGAATTCTACTCTGTTTTTGTGAAGTTTTGGCATTTTAATTATTTTTTATTTATCTTCCTGAATTCCTTAAAATCAATGGATTTGCCTTTATAAATCACTTTATTGCCGTCTAAATCGCCATTTCTTACTGCCTGCCTATTTTCTGGCGTATTATAATAAGTCTTACCGCCTTCCATTACCACTTTATATTTATTTTTATAAACCACCTTTTTTCTTTTTGGCGGTTCTTTCGATTTTACCAAACTATCAGCCTTAGCCTTTACTCTATCAGCGATATGCCGTTCAAATCCATCATCTCGCCCTTTTGTCTTAAAAAAGAAATCCATAGTTTGATTATTTTTAACTATAAAGAATTTATTATAAAAAAACAACAACCCTAATCTAAATTAGTTTGTTGTTGTTTGATTATTACTTGTAATATTTCCACTTCCTCCTGCTTCTCTATCCTCCTTCTTAACTTTACTTGTTTTCTGGTGGTTTGTCAATAATAAATAATTGTTAAGCAGATTCGTTTACTGGCTCAATCGGAGTTTCGCTATCTCCCGTATCAGAAGTATCTTCAATCTGCTCCTCTTCAGGAATTTTATCTTCTTCTTCTGGCATTGTTTTATAATTAATAATTAAATCGTTTAAAACAGCAATAGCTCCAGTCCTTTGGCTAATTCTTGCTATTACATTATTATATTCTTGCTGAATTTTTTCAAGATAATCTTTATCTTTTCGTTGTAAATCCTCATATTTTTTTATTTTTTTTTCAAGTTCTTGCTTGGTCATTTTATTATATTATTTAGTTAATAATTTCTCTAATTTTTTTAATCTCTCATCAAAATTTTCCCACATCTTAATCTGTAATTCAGCAAAAATCTTTAAAGGAGTGCTTAAATTTTCTTTAGTTATTTTAGCTTTGCCAATAAGTTGATTGGCTTCTTTTCGGGTCATTTTTATAATTGGTATTTTCATTTTAATAGTTTTAAATTAATCTTTCTAATTGTTCGCAGTAATATAATCTTTTAAATTGACAAATTAAATCGTCTATATTAGCGTTTTTATCTAAATTCATATCTAAAAATTTTCTAATAACAAAATCGTCTTCCTTATTATTACAACCAATAAAATCAGATAAACAAGCAATAGCATCTTCATTGAAATATTCAGCTAACCAATCTGCTAAAATTTTGATTTTTTCTTTTTCCATAATTTCAATTAATTATTAAATCTTTTTTAATTTTTTTAATAAAATCATCAATGCCCTTATTATATCCAATATTATGTTGAATATGCAATTGGTCAAATTTCCCATAATATCCAAACTCTTCTGGTTGTTTCATTGCTTCCCCTATTTTAACAATCTCTTCCCTTATCGCTTGTTCAAAAGAACTAATTATTTTCTGCGACAATCCGCAATTTTTACAATATGGAAGACCATTTTGTTTTTGACAATATTCTAAACAATTTTGTAGTTCGTTTTTCATAGTTTTAATTTAATCTCTTTATTCTTATTTTTATTTAATTTCTTTCCCGACCCTTCATTTTTTTGGGGGTTAATAATCCATTGCTTTTGTTTTTATTATTACTACCGATTTTTGCTCTAAAACATCAATTACTGCCGTCTCTTTATATCCATCCTTACGAAATCCGTGGCATTCTCCATAATTAGCCACCCAAACTGGAGTTGTCTTCCCCATTAAGAAATTACCGCCCTTATATCCAATAAAAGTTTTTCCAAGAGTATCTTTAAGTATTTTAAGAAAATCACATAATAACATTGGCTTTCCTTTATCATCATATTCAAGAGCTAATTCATTATAACTTCCCCGCCAACTATCAATCCCTGTTGGGTGATATTTTTTAATATCAAACAAAATTGGCAATTTTGTATTTTTTATGCTTTCCAATTTTAATATAATTTCTCCCAAAGAAAGTTGAGATGATGTTTTAAAACTTTCTTGCCTCATTTTATTAATGGCATTAGTTAAAATAGATTGTATTCCAAATGGATTTTCTAATTCATCCATATTTTTACCTTTTTAATTTGCCTCCCAAAATTTATAGCAGACTGCCTATTCAACATTAGAATATCAAAGTAATTTCCGTCTCTAAATTTTTCAGCCATTCTATCAGTGCAGGTGTAAATAATATCGTCAATTATTACTTTAGTTCCAAAAGGATACTTTCTCGGGCAAGCAATATCGCCAATTTGCGGTTTTTTGCCCATTGCGTTTAAGTCGGGATTTTCATCAGTTTCTTCTTTTGAAGCGGTATAGGCGGTTATTATCGCCTCAAATTTCGCAAAATTTGCCACCTCTTTTGCGTTTTCTATCTCGTCTTGGCATAAGATTACATTACTTGAACATAAATCAGGCAATAACATTTCTTGCGTTGCTGGTATTGGTAATAAAATGCCTAAAAGGATTATTATCGCCAAAAAGATGTTCATTTTATTTATATTAATTTATTAAATCAGTTTTGTTTGTTTAAGTGAAATCTTTGGCAACGATTTTTCTTCTTTATAGCCATCAACTACCCAAGCCATATTTCCATTTGGTTTTTGCTCCCAATGACCAGCCAGTTTTTGAGCGGGGACATAAATTAAACTATCAGCATTTATTTTATCTTTTCTAATAAGCTCTAAACCTGCTATTCTGTTGCCGACTTTTAAAAAGTGCTTCCAGTTTTTAAAATTTCTAAAATCTTCGCATAAATCTGTAAAAGCAATATTCATATTTTCCAACCTTATCATTACTCTAATATATTCATTGCCATTTCTGGAATAGGCTTTTGGTAGAATTTTTATAATTTCCCCCTTCATTTTTTTTAATTTATTTAATAATTTGGCGGACTTATTGGATCTTCATCAAGGGTTTCAGTTTTATATTTTTCCATTGCCTCTTTTGCCCGCTTCATTCCTTCTGTTTGTGGAGCTAATTCTTTTTCTAATTTAATTATTTTTTCTTTATTTTTTTCTTCTTTGCTCTCTACATTTTTATTCTGTCTTTTTGCTAAAATGAATAATTTTTGCCAAACTCTTGGGTGATAAACATCAAAGGCGATGCCTAATAATGAAGCGCATTTTTTAAGGGCATCAGAAGCCGCCGCCTTGTAATCATTGGCTAAATCAATCATTTCACCAGCTTTAGGATTTTTTTGACCATTCGGCAATAAATCAGCAAATTTCTTAACTTCACTACTTCCGTATTGCATCTTGGTAATTGTCATTTTGCCATCTGGGCTTTTCACTGTTAATTTTCCTTTAACTACAATTTGTCCGTCAATTTGCTTGTCCTCTACGATTTCAAAATCCCATAAAGGAAAGCGGCGATGAAGTTCAAACTCCACATAACCAATTTCTACGGTATTGAATATCCCGCCCCTTAATTGTGTCTGTTCAACCCAGATTAGGTCAGTTTTTTTAGCCACTTGTTCAATGGGTAAATTTTCAAATTTTATAATCTTTTTTTCCATAAATTTATTAGTTAATTATTTAAACAATTCGCAATATTCAGAATAAGAATATCGTTTGCCCTTAATATACATATTGGCAGGCAATAATCTCGCCTTGTTTGGATTGTTAGCACCTTCTCCCCAAATAATTGAATTCATTATCCGTTCACCAATCTGACCCGCATTTTTAGGCATTTGTATTTTTTCTTTAATCATATTTTTTCTTTAATTTTTAAATTTCCCCCTAAACAAATTGGTTCCTGGTGTTTTTTTCTTTTTGCTTTGATTGATAAGCATTTTATTGAATCATAGACACAACAAAAAGCAAAATATAAGATGTTCCCAGCGTTAATGTTCCCAGCGTTAATGTCCCCAGCGTTAATGTCCCCAGCGTTAATGCTCCCAGCGTTAATGTCCCAAGCGTTAATGTTCCCAGCGTTAATGTCCCAAGCGTTAATGTCATAAGCGTTAATGTCCTTAGCGTTAATGTCCCCAGCGTTTACTCTTATTGATGCTGAAATAGTGATTGAACATTCAAACCTAACATCACCTTTAATAAGCAAAATATCATTTTTAATATCTGCTTCCACCTCTGCCTGCGTTTTGTAAATTTTCATATTATTTATATTAGTTTAATTAGTTTATCTCGCTTAAATATTTTTCCACAATTTTTTTTGGTTCTTCTAAAAATTGTTCGTCGCCATAATCTAAATAATCTTTTAAATTGGTAATCAAATCAGAAATCTGTTCTTTATCTAAATTTAGCCCGCACCAATCAGCAAATTTAACGCAGACTATATATTTATCAGCTATTTTAATCTCATCAAATCCCAAATCTTTTAGGGAAATATAGTTGTTAATCAGGTAAATAATATAGCCAAGTTGTTTTTCTGTTGGTTTATCAAGCATAATATTTTAATAAAGCACTGATAAATAAACTTACTGATAAAAATACGATAACCGCCCAGCTTTCAATTTCTAATCTTTTAGACACCAAGTTGTAATACTTGGATAATTTTTTGTTTTGATAAATCATTTTGTTTTAATTTATTAGAGCTGGTTTTTAAGGAAAGCCAGCAAACCCTTTTCTATTCCCCAACAGTCCTGCTAAGGAATATAGGACTGTTTAATTAAATTTTTTCTTTAATCTCTTTACATAATTTAGGTAGCCAATGCCATACCATTCCTTGCCTCATGGCTCCGTAATAATAGTTAATATCAACATTTTTCTTTTTTTCATCAATCTCATAGCCTAAATCATAGAGAGCAAATTGAAGTCCAGATATAGAGACCGACCAATTTTTTGGTAAAACTTTTTTAATTTCTTTTCTTATTCTTGTTTCATTTTCAATATAAGACATTTTTATCACCTCCTTTCTTTTATTGGTTTTTTAACTTCTAAACTGTTAATAATTTTTTGTTTTGGTAGATTATTTTATTTTTATTTTTTTAAATTTTCTAAATAACTTTTGAGAGCTTCTCTGATAATATAACTTTCGCTATATCTGGTTTTATAAGCGGTTTCTCTTAATTTTTCCGTTATCTTTTTGTCAATTAAGAAGGTTTTTGGAACAACTGATTTGTATTTCATATTTTTTGATTAATTAATTATCTATTATTATCATAACGCACTAATTAAATTATGTCAATACCTATTATTTAATTAAAAAGTCCAGTAAATCGCTATTTTCTGAAAAGTTATCCACATTTGCCTTAAAAGCCAAATCCCTAAAAGGGGTAGTTATCCACAATTAATTATAACCAACTCAATCCTTCTTCTTGTATTTTGATTATTAATTTATTAATAAATCTTTCATAAACTTCTTCGTCGGGATTTTCCGTCATTATAGCCATTCTCAACCGTTGGCTTGGGCTTCTTTTTGATTTGCCTAAAATAATCTTTTGACCCCTTTGTTCAATTTTTGTCGCTCCCACAATTTTAGCCTTAAAAATCTGATTATAAGTTCCGTCTTGATTATCTTGACTGGCTACCTCATAAATTTCCGCTTCGGTTAAAATAAAACATCTCTTATTGCGATCAAGTTCGCCATCAAGTTCGCAAGAAAAAGCAGTTAATTTAAGTTTGTATTGATTAATTTCTTCCATACCTTTAAAAACTTTTAATCATTTCCTGATAAACTTCTTTAGTCATTCCTTTCCGCAAATGATTGTAAACCTCACGGCAATTTTCGCTGACTTTATCCCAGCCGCCTTGTTCTTGAATATATTGGCGATAACCCTTAATTATCAATTCTTTGCCTTTTGGGCTTGGACGTCTAAACATACCCTCGCCATAAAATGGCTTTTTTTCTTGCGGGCGCTCGTCGGGATATTCTTGATAATATTTTTCAATAGTCAATACTTCTGCAATATTACTCATCGCAACCCAGCAACCGTCTATCTCAATTTTATCAGTTAAACTCAAATGTTTAAGTTTTTCATTTTGTTCTTCGGTAATAAAATGATGGCTTTTAGTAAAAGTGATAATCACGAATTTTTTAATTTCTACACTTAAATTGTTCATAATTTTACAATGTTAATTTTATTAGACTTATTAAATTTTTGATGATTTTGAAACCAAACAGAAAGTCGTCTACTAAGCTCAAAAGTCTTTTCCAGCTCCCAGCGTTGTTTAGTGCCTGACTTATTCGGTTCTGTCCAGTAAGAGATAAATTTCTTAATTTCGCTACTTGCGGTTTGTTCGTCTATCCCTTTACTTATAAGATAATTTATGGTGTTTATTTGCTTATCTTGATTGTTAAAAAATTCTTTGGCTATTTGTGAGGGGGTTACTACACACTCTTTGTTATCCTTATAATCTTTGTTATCCTTACTATTTGTTATCCTTCTGGGTGACTTATAGTCCCTCGGTGTTTGTCCCACGGTTTCTGTCCCACGGTGTTCCGTGTGACTGTCTTGTCCCTCGGTGGATTTCTTCCACTCTGATTTATCTAAAAGATAATAGATATTATTATTAAATTTACCATTAATTTTTTCTTGTTTAACCATTATTATATTATATTTGATAAGTTCTTTTAATCCCCTTTTAATGGTTCGGGTAGAAACCCCGTGTTCCCAAGCGATTTTATTTTGCGATGGAAATGCTTTTTGGCTTTCAAATTCAGCGTGCCGACATAAAGACATATAGACTAAAGTAGCATTAATTCCGCAAATTCTCGCATATCCATTAAGATATAAATCATCAATTTTAAACTGTGTTTTTTGTCTTAAATCTCTAACTTTAAATAATTGCTTTTGTTCCATAAATTTAACTTAATTAATTAAAAATACAATTAAAAAACCTTTATAAGGCAGTGCGTCTTGCTTATGGCTCTTGCGGACCACCCACGATTAAATCGTGGTAGACACACTGCGTTATAAAGGTTTAATTGTAACAAGATTTCAAGCATATATTTATATTACTTCATTACTTTCATTTTACCATAAGACTTATCCACAGTCAAGTAGCAGTTATCCACTTTTTGGGGACAACTTAAACTCGTTAAGGTTAGGCTTAATTTAAAGCGATAATCTTTGTTTAGGCAAATATACCACTTAACCCCTAAACTCTTCAAATTTTATCCAGCGTTGCCAAAAAACCCTATTGTAGACATCTATCGCAGTAGTCTTCCGTCCCCTTTTTACCAAAAATTACAGTAATATGGTTATAACAGAATTTTAACCCGCATTTTAAGCATTTTGCCATAGGATTAGTATAACTTCTTGGTGTTCCGCAAATCTTACATTTAGTTTTAGGAATTAATCTTAATGTGGCTATTGCCTCTTTTGTCATTTTATTCATAAGTAAATTATATCAAATTAACTATTAAAAGCAATAACTCCGCCCCAAAGGACGAAGTTATGCTTTTTCCCATGCTTATGGTTATCCAATCAAAAGGCAATTTAAGTTTAACCCTTTTTAAAAATTTTTACAAATATCTAACTCCAACTTTTACTTTAAGATAATTCACCACGCCTACTAAAATAGCTCCAACAGTTAACTGAGCAATTTCTGGATATTGAACAATAAACTGGTCAACTAAAACGGGCAGTAAAAAGATAATAAAATACTTTATAACTTTGCCAATAGTCTTTTTGAATGAATACGAATTTTCATTTGACATAGTTTTTTTGTTAAATTAATTAATATCTTAAACTATTTGAAAAAATGGAACTTTACCCTTTTGCCATTCTTCTTTTGTTGTGTAAAGCCATTGCCACTCCATTAAGGGATTCATTATATGCTTCCAATCCCAAGCCCCGTAAATAATCGCATTAACCATATTGCCAGAAGGGATTGGTGGCTCCCAGCCCAATTTTTTTAATTCTTTGTGGACAAATCTGCCAGTTTCCGACCATTGATTTTTAATATAAATTGGAGCAAATCTGACACAAAATTCCGCATACCAATTTCTTGGTTTGCCATAGCGATGATAGCAATGGGGCTTGTCAAAATCTTTTGGAAAGAAAGGATATGGGTCAATCGCTCCCCGCCAGCCATTATCTTTGTTAATCGTCTCCCCGTTTAAGGTTTCTTTCAGCCCGAAATGAAGATGGTCGCCAGAAGTAACACGACCACTATTATCAGCAAGCCCGATTAATTGTCCTGCCTTAACTTTTTGTCCTGCCTCTACCTTAACTTCTAAAAGATGATAATAAAGGGTGTAAAAACTTAAACTAACTGGTGAGGCAATAATCTGAACCGAGATACCGCCATCGCCGTCTTTGCCCGCCCAAGTAATATTGCCGTCGTGAGCAGCATAAACTGGACAGCCTCTTTTTGCCATAAGATCAATACCATTATGGGAGATTGTTCCAATTAGGGTTTTGTAATCAAAAACCATCCCATTAAATTTTTGAATAATAGAAATATCTTTTAATGGCGGTATTAAATTAATTTCTTGTCCCGATGAGGTTTTCATATATTTTTATATCTACTCCCAGCGGTCTTTCCATTCTGCAGAATAGATTGATTTATTACCCCAAAAAAAGCCTAAGCAATTTAAGGGGCTTACTGGGAGCAGATATCACATTTTGGTTATTAAAAATATCACAAAACCAATAAAAATAATTGTAAAAATTATTCTAATAAAAAATAAAATTAATTCGTAAAAGTGATTATTGTTGTTGTTCATTATTTTAATAAATAAGCGGAGTTAAAACTTAATTAATTATAATATTTTTATTAAGGCATCCATCATATCTATAAAATTCTCAACCTTTTCCAATTTGATAAATTTTTTATCTTTAAACATTTTGATAATTTCGAAAGCTTGTTTGCCCTTATCCTTTGCCCTTTCTTGAATATAAACAGGATATTCTTTAAGAATTGTTAGAGGATACCAATAATTTTGCCAATAATCCCAACAACTATAAATGCTACCCGTCCAACCATTAGCAGTTTCATTAGTGGTGGTGGTAAAATTCAAATTGTCATCTAATTTACAACTTAAAATTTGTTCGTTATTCATTTTGTTTATTCCTTTCACGATTTTGAGACGATTTTACGGCTCAAAAGCGCATTTAATTTAACTCCGCTTATTTTAATAAATTATTATTAAAGGTTGAGGCGGGAGCTTGTTGAATTATCAACTAAGACCGCCCCCTTTTAAATTCCCCATTTTAGGGGATGAGCTCACCGCTCTTTTTCTGCTTTTAAAGCTTTTAAATGAGCCCGCCAATAAGGCAAATCATTCATCATTGCCCAAAATTCCACAATTTCGTGTTTAATTACTAATTCAAAATCAAATTCTGCCAAATCATCGAGCCAAATTTCATCCAGCGGGATAAATTCGTGAACCAAGCCGTGCCCGCCATTGCCAAAAATAATTGAAAGATTATTTCTTACCCACTCGCCATTAACTAAATAAATTTGAAAATTTTGCTGTCTGCGGTAAAATCTTTTCCATTTACCATTTAATCTGAAATTTCCATCCTTATATTTTGCTCTTTCCTGAATTTCTTTTTCAAATTTTCGCCAAAGCGGATTTCTGACAATTTCTTTAAGCAGATTTTTCATTTTCCCTCCTTTCTAAAATTGCCAGAATATATTTTCCCACTCTTACCTGTCTTTGCTCCATTATGATTTTTTCAAATTTTTCAGCAACCAGCCGTTCAATTTGACAGCCCGTGCTTCTTCGCCAAGTATGGTGAAAATAACAAGCATCGCATTCAACCAATTTTTCTAAATCACGAATAAGGCAATAAAGCCACAAAGAATTGCCAGATAATCCCAATTTGAGAGCATCTTTGCCCACTACTTTTAAGGGATTGATTGGCTCCCAGCCAAGTTCAGCGATTTCCTGCTCCATTTTTTCAAATTCTTTTTTGTTATAATTTTTTTGACCATCAATTGGAGCTGATAGCCAGACTTTCATTTTCCCCTCCTTTTTAGATTGAAACTGTAATTTTATGTTCACTTGCTTCCAGACGAATTTTTGCCACGCCAGTTTTAGACGGCGGTAAGTTCATTTCTTCGGCATAACTTCCTGGATATTTTAGAAAATGTCCAGTCAGCACCGCATACCGCTTCCGCTCTAAAACTGTTTTATTGCGTCTGTCTATTTCATAGTAAAGGGAGGTGAGGGTATCTTTTTCGTGGAGATGCCCCATACAAATAATTTCCACATTGACGAATTTGAATAAGTCCAGAATAGATTTTAGTTTAGTGTAGACAAGTCTTGCTCCAGAAGCACCATGAACCGTGTAGAGAACATAATGCTCTTTTCCTACTTTAAAGTCGTGAAACATTGCCCAGCCAAAATATTTTGTGCCAAGCATTTGAGCAAAGTATTTGGTAATATCCACTCCACAAATTTTAGTCAGCCTAAGTTCGTGGTTGCCCTCTAAAAGTCCAAGCAATAGATTTTCTTTGGCAAGTTTGCCATACCAATTCAGGATGTAATCTATTTGCTTGTTTGGCGACCATTGCTCAAAGATAGAATGTCCTGGCGAAACTTTGGTGGATAAATCAATGTAATCACCCATTCCAATCACATAAATTTTTTCAGCTAAACAAACTTCAATTGTCTCTTCAAATTTTGCCTGGTCAAAGGTGGGATAACCAGCGTGGATATCCCCCAGCGGGATGATTTCCGCTCTGTCTTTTTCATTGATAGAAAGCTCAACGAAATTGACTTTTGGCGGTTTGATTTTTAAGGAGATAGGCAGAAGTTCAATCTCCTCTTTGACGGTTTTCATTTTCCCTCCTAATCTAATCTTCCGTCATCTTCTATTATTTTTTGAAGCTCCAGAAAGAGAATTTTTAACTCTTCCCAAGTTGCTTCAAATTGGTCATCATCCCTCAGCCAGTAAATTCTTAGGCGAGGGACAACCATTTCCATTAGGCAGGTAATCATTTCCAGTCTGTCTACTTCTGGTTTTTTCCCAGCCATTTCTCCTCCTATATTTTAAAGGGCTATTTTAAAAATCAAACAAGAGACTTGATAAATTATTGTATATGTGCTATAAGATAATTATTAACTATTAATTATAAATTTATGGTATTATTCACTTTTTTATTAATCGGAGCCTTTCTTTATTTTGCTATTCAATATCACAAGGCTAAAAAAATTAACTCTACCGTTCTTATTTTTGTAATTATCGGATTGGCGATTGTTTTCTTTGCCATTATTTCTAATTTTGCCGAAGAAACAAGTCAGGAAACATCGGATTTAATTTATTCAATTACCCGCAATAATGAACAAGGTGCTTCTCCAAGCGGTGGAATAAAATTTAATAAATAATTATTTAGATTTAAAATACTCTTTCGCCGCTTTTGAACCATATTTGCCAAAAACAAGGGTTCTTAACATTTCCGGCAGGCTGCTTATATTATACAAAATATTGCCTCTTTTGTCTTGCACCGCTCCTTTTTGAACGGCTTGCATACCTTCCACAGTTTTAAGCAATTGGTTGCCAGCAGGAATTAAACTAACTCCTGCTCTTTTTAATTCTCTAATTCCTGTGGTTCTTGTTTCTTCATCGCCAAAAACTATTTTAAGCGGGGCGGTTACTGTCTTGAATACCGGCGACGGCCCAAACTTAACTGCTCCAGAAAATGGTATAAAAGTCCTTAAATCGTAAGGAGTAGGCAAACCCATACTATTATACACAATGTCTATTACTACCATACCGGTTGCCAACCGTAAGGTTTCTTTAAAAGCAATATCAGATGCTCCAGTTGTCAATAACAACGGAATATCCCGTCTAACTTGTTCATAAAGATTATAAGTAAATGTCTGAAATTGTCCCAATGCTCCGCCTAATTTGCTTCTTAAAATCGGCGGTAAAAACATCTTATCATAAATTGCCTGAGTTTTACCGGCGATTAAATCAGCATAACGAACCGCAAACTTATGGGCTAAACCATATTCGTGAATACCTTGCTGATAAGCTGAAAGAAAAGAATGAACAACCATTTGTCGATCAAGAGTTTCATTAGCCCAACCGACCGCTCGTTCGAATTTTCTCAATTTAGTCGGATCAATGTCAATTTCGTATTTTCTGCCCCGTAAAATCTTACTCCACCTTTCCGCAAATTTTTGGCCTTCTTTGGAAAATGTCTCTGGAATGCTTTTAATCGCCCATTTTCCAGTCTTAGACCAAGTGGAAGCAAAAGTTGTCGGCTGTAAAACAGTTGTTGTAACATTGCCTAAAATTGAACCTTTGCCGGTCATTCTTCTTACTTTGTCTAAAAGTCTGGTAATAACCTTATTGTTACCAAAAACCGTTCTGTCTAATTGCGCTGTTTTTCCTACCAGTGCTTCATTAACCCATTGGTTCCAATAAGTCTGTGAATTTTGAGGCAAAAATGGGATATGCGCTCTGGCGATAGCAATCGGTTCGGTTAAATATTTCTGTCTGAGATAAGGTTCGATATAAGCATTAAACGCCCCAATAGCATCTTGTTCGGCAATATCAGTCGTTCTTTTCATCATAAAGCGGAAAAATGGCGTGTTGGGTTTGGTAAAATCAGAAGCCAATAATACTTCATCTGGTATTTTGGTTATATCACCGAATATTTTTTCATATTCGATTATTTTTTGAATATGGGTTATGTAATCTTTTCTTTTAGGAATTAATGGCAAATTCAATCTTTGCCTTTGGGCATTTATTGTATCAATAAATTGATCATATTTAGTCCTCATCCACATCGCCAGATTTGCCTCTTTATCAGACACTTGATTTCTGGTAAGTTTCCCTTCAGCAAATTGGAAAACTCTGGCGTTTTCCTCACTGCCGCTTTTTATTCCGCCCACTCTCATTAAAAATTCCTGTCTTAATTGCTGTTCCTCTTGTTTCAATCCATTTATCGCTTTTTGGGCTGGCTCAATAAATATTTTTTTGACTATTCCAAATAATGATTGATCTTGTTTTTCTGCCGCTCTTATCGGACTCAAGGCACCAAGTTGAGTAGATTCAAATTTGCCCAAATCTCTTACTTTTCTTAAAACCATTGCGTCTTCAGGATTTACAATAATCCCTCTTGATGAAATCGCCTGAGTTGATTTATCAATTCCGCCTGCTTTGGCTTTTTGTAAAGTTTTATAAGTATCAGATGATATTAATTGCTTTAATTCTGCCTTGTTCTGTTTTAATTGTTTTAATAATCCTAATCGTTGTTTTTTTATTTTTAAAGTTTCCTCTTTAAATTGTTTTGTGCCTGGTTCAAGTTCTTTAGGAATTGGTTTAATTTTTGGCTTAATTTCTAATGCCTCTTTTTGATAAAATTCAAATTTATTTTTATTTACTTCCCACCATTGAGCAGCTTGTTCTTCTGTAAAATAAGACTTATTAAACCTAATAGCTTGAATAACGCTTTTTTCGTCTTTTGTTTTTCCTAATATAAATCTTATCCCTGGAGTTTCTTTGATACCTCTGGATTTTATAGATGTTTGACTTCTATATTCTCCGGGTTGCATTTCTTCAACAGGATATAATCTAAATCTTCCTTCATTTTTAGTTGAATTTGGGTCAAATTTGAATGGTCGTTCTTGCCCAATTTCCCAATTTCTTCTTGTTAACGATTCAAGTTCTTTGGGGATTGGGGGTTTAATAACTTTTGATTTTGTAGGTTGTTTCAAGCCTGATAATTGGTTTTCAATCTGATTAATCCGTTCTGTT